TCTGCTATTGACAGTTCAGATCCTATGATCAATATGATTATGGGCCATTTTGATGATGAACTGAAAAAAGAATTCGCAACCTTCTTACAAGAAAAGGCTAAAGTTATTCCTATTGAGAAAGGGAAATCTAAATCTAAAAATAAAGAAAGGGGTGAATATAATAAAGAAGGAAAAGAGCCCATTTCTTTCAGAGAACTTACTTCATACAAAAATCCTTTATTCTCATCTCCAGGTAAATATAGTCCTGCTGAAGTAAATCCAGAAACGATAGATGTTGAAACATTCACTCTTATGAGAAGGAATTATCAACTATCTATTGGCCTTGCAATAATTAAACTTCCAATTGTTGGATTGCCTTGGAGAATTGATTGTGAAGACGTAGAAGTACAAAAGACAGTGGAATGGATGCTTAATAAAGTATGGAAGAAGCTTATTAAATCAACATTGATGGCTGTTGATTATGGATTTGCAAGCCATGAAAAGGTTTGGGAAAGAGATAATGTCAAGATATCGAAAATAGATAAAGAAGGAAAAGAAACTGTCTATTACAAAGGAGATCTTGTTTATTATAAAAAAATAAAGCCTCATCATCCTGAATCTATTAAAATGAAATTTGATGAAAAGCAAGATTTAATAGAAATAGTTCAGGAAAGTGGAATTGGCGAAGATGATATAAGACTGCCTGTAAGAAAGTGCTTTTTATTTACAAACGATGAAGAATATGGAAATCCATTTGGTGTATCTCGTTTAAAGAATGCTTATAGCGTCTGGTACTATCAGTCTTTACTGCTTCAGTTCATGATGCAGTATTTTGAACGTAGGGGTGTGCCCCCTACAGTAGCGACCGCTCCTCCTGGCCGATCTCAGGACTCCTCGGGGGCTGAGATTGACAACTTAGAGCTTGCTCTTAGAGCAGCAACTTCTCTGATTTCTTCTAGTGTAGCAGTTCTTCCTTATCAACAATCAAAAGATGGAAAAGAAAATATGTGGAGCCTTGACACTTTCAAGGATGATGCAAGAGCTCCTATGTTTGTAGAAGCATTATCTCATCTTGAATCAAAATGCCTCAGAGCTCTGTATGTTCCAGAAGGAATTGTTTCTTCTTCAGAAAAAGGCGGTTCTGGTTCTAATTCTGTTTCTGCTGATCTGTTTTTAATGACACAAAAAAGCCTTATGTCAGATATTGAAGATTCTGTAAATGAACAGATCATAAAACCATTTGTCCAGGCAAATTTTCCCCCAGAAAAATATAAAGATGCCTATCTTAAACTTGATCAACTTTCATTTGAAAGAAAAATTGCTGTTAAAGAGATCTTTGTTGAAATGCTTAGAAACATAGACACAATGATTCAGATGGGTGTTCCGCCCAATATTGTTCCTTCTCTTGAAAAGATGGCTCAAATTCTAGAGGTTCCCCTAGAATCTTTCGAAGATGCTACTGGAATGACTCCTGAGGAATTCAGCGATAAAATGGAAAAAGCTAAACAAGCAAATAATCCATTTAATGATTCTGGGAATACCGAAAGTAATTCTACAAAAGATGATGGCAAAGTAGCTTCCAGAAAAAAAACCAGATCTACAGCAAATGATCAAACAATGAATCGTAGAAGATCTAATCCAACTTCAAAAAGGGCTGAAAGAAAAAGAGATTCTACAAGCAGGACTAAGGAAAATGGTTAAATTTGATGTTCACACAAGGAATAAACTAATTAAACAGGAGAAAAGCCATGTCCATTAGAATATACGAAAGGACGCTGATTCAAGATTTTTCGCTTGGATCGATAGCTGCAGATTCTACAGGAGGGGGGCCTCTTGATTTTAATTCTGTAGCTGGACAAAATGTGTTTAATGGCATTCTTAGAAATGTTGCCATTGCGTGTGATTCTACTGATTTCGATGTTTCAATCAGAACAAAATCTAATGGCCAGCCAGACTCAATAGATGAGATCTATAAAGTGACTGACATAAGTAAATACAGAAGTGATGATGATTTGTATGTAGGTTGGGTAAATAATGATCCTACAAACACTTCTAAGCTATATGTAGTGATCACAAATAATGATCTTGTCAGGGCGACCGGAACCGTTTCGGTGAAATTGACTGTAGATATAAATAAGAAATTTTCTAATTCTAGGTAAGGAGGGGCTGCCATGAATAGCGGAATGAGAATAGTTCCTTCTGCTGGAGATAAGGTTCAATTTGTTTCAAAAACAGTTGATCCTACAACTTCTGATATAGGTTATCCGGTTCCTTGTCTTTGGCTTAATACTGTTCTTCAAAGTCTTTGGTTTCATTTAGGCTCTGGAACATGGTCTAAGATTACCTCTTCTTCCAGCCCTTCTGGATGGGGAACGCCAAATTCAGTTACAATTTCTGGCGGATCAATAACTATAACTGGTTCTGGAATATATGCAGTAACAGGAGAGAGTGGATTGGCAGATGACTTAGAATCTATTTCAGGGGGGGCAATTGGAGATGAAATAATTATGTATGCTGCTGATACAACAAAGACAATTACTGTGAAAAATAATACTGTAATTAAAGTTGGATATGATTTTAACTTAGACGATTCCTATGATACTTGTAGATTAATAAAACAATCGGCTACTATATGGACCGGAGGAGGTATATCTAACAATGCGTAAATATATCCTTACATTATTTGCAGTTCTATTGATAGTAGTCCCATGTTTTGCAGGTGATGGTGATCCGGTGCGTGAGGGCAAAGAAGTCACTTATGGCATTAACATTGGGTCTGGTGCATATCTTGACGATGCCAATGTCACTGACGGAAACATTCCCTACATGCAAGCCGCAGGTGCCGGGTTTGGTGACAGTCCACTCAGCACGGACGGGACTGACATCACCAATTCCGGGGACCTTACTGTATCAGGCGGGGACCTGACTCTCGGCACATCTTCTGTTTCCGGTAACGCAACATACCACGATGCTGGTACAGCCGTATTCAAAGACGATGGTGATGATACTCAAGTGGTCATTGGCCCAGTTGTTGATGGCACAACTATGCTTGGCATTGCGGGCTCACTATTTATGAGTTTATCTAATCCGCCACAAACCGGAATGATATACATGGAGGGCGGAGGAGGGTATGGTCCATCGTTAGTCATGAATAATGCCGGAACTCAAGGTGCCTTGTTTTTTATGGTGCCCACCAATAATGTGTATGGCACAGGCGGCAACAAATTCATTATGGGCCATGGGGTGGTTTCTTCCGCGAATACTGATGTCATGATAGACAGTGATGGCAATATGGCCATTGGCACCATTGACATGGACGGCACGCCTGCTATCGGGCGAACAATCATTAAAGGTAGCACGAATGACGGTTCGACAAACATTTTGGTAGGCAGGGATAGTGATGAAGCGAACGTGTTCACGATGGACACTAATGGCAGTATAGCGCTATCCGGCGGGATTACAAATCATGTTACTACTGTTAATGCCGCTACCTACGATCTCCTCACGACTGACTATATTCTGCACATTACTTACACAGGCACAGGCGCAGTCACATCTCTCACTTTACCAACGGCCCAATGCACAGCGGGACGGACAATCATTGTGAAGGATGCCGGTGGGAATGCAGAAACGAATAGCATTACGATTGACACGGAAGGTGCTGAGACTATTGATGGTGCAGCAACATTCGTGATTGATGCAAACTATGAGGCCATTTCGTTGTACTCGGATGGCTCAAATTGGTTCGTATTCTAAGGAGGATCGACATGGCATATCAACCAGACAAAATAGCAAGTGTAGTTGAGGATACATCTCCGCAGCTTGGTGGGGATTTAGATGTAAATGGACAAGATATAATTTCGGCGTCCGATGGTGATATTTCGATTACGCCAAACGGGACAGGCGACCTTATTCTTGATGGTTTAAAATGGCCACAAGCAGATGGGACCGCAAATCAAATTTTAAAAACTGATGGCTCAGCGCAACTTTCATGGACTGACGGTGGAGCTCCCGCTGCCCACAAAAACTCACACGACCCCGAAGACGGCTCTGACGCTCTTGATTGTGCGGCGCCTTCCGAGCTTGCAGGGGTTCAGGCGGCTGGTGAGGGTTCGGCGCACAGTTTCGCCAGGTCAGATCACGCTCACCAGATACAGGCGTCTATTGCAGATGATCATCTGGTGACGATTGACTCTGACAGTGTAGCGGAAAACGACTATGCGAAGTTCACGACAGCCGGATTGAAAGGCATGAGCTACAGCGAGGTCATGGGAGACCTTGCCGGACAAGCGCTCAACATGCAAGACGCGCTTTTGACTCGGCCACAACTCAAAGACTATTCCGAAAACGTAAACGCGCTTGGAAATGTTGGAACAGATACTTATGATATCGACTTGGAAGATGGAAATGTCGTTACTTGCACATTGACCGGAAATCCCACTTTTACTTTTTCTAATCCTCCTGGTAGTGGGGATGCTGGTTCTTTTACGCTTATCGTAACAGAAGACGCTTCGCCGTCTATTACATGGCCAGCCAGTGTGGATTGGGCTGGAGGAGATGCTCCAGACCTGACCACCAGCGGCGTAGACATTTTCACTTTCGTGACCGTCGATGGCGGGACTACCTGGTACGGCTTTGCCGCTGGTTTGGACATGAGCTAAGGAGGCCGACTATGCTTGCAAACAGAATGATGATGGGAGCGGCGGGGGCTACTGGAATATATCACGGTATGTCTAATGGTTCTCTGCTTGATGAAGATTTCGCAGACATATCAGACTGGGCCGATGATGATGGAACAGATGGAACATCATCTCAGGTGACATTTGATAGTAAATCATGCCTAAAATTAGACAGTGGAAGTGATCCTGACAATAATCAGGACAGGGCGACACGATCTATAGATTTTGGAGACACGCCATCTGGACTGATTACTCTTTCATATTCTGTCTACCATTCTGCTATTGGAACCCGTGCAAATGGTGATTATTTCACTAATTATTTCCAACTAAACACTGAGCGTCTTTTGTGTATTCACGCAAGCGATGGTTTTTTTATCAATTTGGAATCTGGTGGATATACAGAATTAGGTACAAATATTGTTTCTATAGGGGTTTGGCAGGAGTGGACGTTTTACTATAACCCAAACACAAAGCTATGTGAAGTTTATCTGGATGAAGAGTTAGTAGCAAAAGATTTAGCTATTGATATTGACAGCTCGATGTATGACGGCTATACAGAATCGACTCAATACGGTAGTACAACAGCCAATAGGATATCTTATCTTGACTGGCTCAAGGTAGGAGACGGATATGCATAAGGAGTGTATAATATGACACCTAAATACTGCTACATAGAAAATAGCGAAATCATAGAAGGGCCAAAAACTTTACCTAAATCCTGGCGCAACGTATCAGGGCTGCATAATGCAACTGACGAGCGTCTGTTGGAACTTGGCTGGCTACCGTATGTGGACGATGGCGCACCCGAGTATGACACGGACACTCAGTATGTCACGGCTGAGAATGTAGTCGGAGAAAGTGCGGTCACAAAAACTTATACGGTAAACGACTATTCCGAGATAGCGGAGCGGCTTGAAACAGCAAGGCTATCAAAGCTGGCCGACCTATACACCAACGTCAAACGCTTCATCTCCACACAGCCCAATGGCTGGCCGCGTTACGATGACGACCTGAAGCTCAACATCATGAACGCCAGCATGACAGCTATTGCCGCAGGAAACGACAAACCCGCTGCTTGCGTGTCTGTCGAGACGTGGATTTACACCGTGCAGATGTGGTTCTTCACGCTCAAAGCTGCGGTTAATGCGGCTGAGGACTTTGCTACGCTGAACGCTATCGATGTAACCTATGACACACTCGAAGCGCAGTATGGCCGCGAAGGATCGGTAGCGGCTGACCCTGGCGTTAGCACTGATGATATTGTAGGGAGTTAGATCATGACGCAGAAAAGGCAGCTCAGTGCCCCCGTAAGGCATGCTTGCAGACCTTGCATCAGGGTTAATTCTATCGGTGTATTCCAGGGACCATGCGATTTTTGCGATCTTGCCCCAATGGGTGAACACTGTGTTGACTGTCGGTTTTATATTCATGATGCTGACCCTGAGTTCTCCAAGGTCGTTGGCGATCACTTCTGGGAGTTAGTGTGATGGATCTGCAACCCGGCGATATGTTCTTAACCACCGGCTCCTGGATTAGCGGAGCAATAAACGCTATCCAGACATGGTGGGCTCCTGATGGACGGTCTGTTTACACCCATGCAGGGATTATCACGCACAAAGACGGGCGAACGTTAGAGATGACCATCAAGGGCGCAACGATTAAATCGATCTGGCAGCACGACCACCACCCGCTCCTCATTGCTCGACATTCAGGTATGACGCAGGAACGTTTTGACCAGGGCATTGAGGGGCTGGGCGACCCGAAAAGCCGGTTCTATCCTGTCTACAGGCTGTTTCTGTATCTGTTCCCACCGCTCACACGGATCAAAGACGGAGATGCCGCCGTGTGCTCAGAGCTTGTGTCGCTGTTCCTGTTTCGAGCGGGGTTGATACCGTATTGGAGAGGCATAAGCCCGGACGGACTGCATGATATGTTCGTTCACTGGAAGGGGTTTGAAATTGTGATGGAGCGGTCATGATAAACCCCGAAACTCTATTTCTTTACGTTATGTCGGTTTTGGTCGGATGCCTTGCAATGTATCTAATCTTAGGTGGAGTATAATCATGGAACTTGAGCTAACCGTCATTCTAAGTGCGGCTGTGATTCTGGTTTCTATGGGGGTCGCGTGGGGCATCCATCAACGACAACTAAAGGAGCATCAGCGGATAGTGGATAATTGCGATATGAGCAAGATAATGACCGAAGAAAAATGCCGAAACCTACACAATGAACGCGAAGAAAGAACAAACTTCATTTTGTCTGGTATCCAAAAATCGCTGGTGAATTTGGAGACCGCAATCGAAAAATTGGAGCAATCACACCAAACAAATCAGGTCAAGTTAGCAACAATGACCGAGCGGCTTAACTCTCTTGCATATCGCATTGAGCAGTGGGACAAGGTTGTGGACCAGGTTCATCATGGATGAATACATTAAAGCACTCGTACAGCGGATTGACGATCTTGAAGCGAACATTAGCCGGGTTACCCATCAACACGAAAATCTGGTGCGAGCCCATGAGCATCTTGTGACTCAGGTGCAACGGCATTTGATAGATTTACCTTTCGGAGATGACGATGGAAGCACTGATTAGTAGAATTAAGCGGCATGAGGGCCTGTCACTGAAACCCTACGTGGACACAGAAGGCAACCTCACAATCGGCTACGGTCACAGGATAGCAGTCGAGATAGAGCCGATATCAGAAACGAAGGCTGAAGAATGGCTTAAACAGGATATCCACCTTGCTTCTGAAGCGGTTATGAGCCTGCCCCTGGTTGCAAAGCTAAATCAAGTTCGCCGTGGGGTCTTGATCGAGGTGTGTTTTTGGGCTGGCTTCAACGGCCTGCTTCGGTTCCGGAAAATGCTGACGGCGCTTCGGCAAGGCAATTTCAAACGAGCAGCACTTGAACTTTATCACTCTGAATTGGGGACAAAATACCCTGCACGAGCTTATGAGCTTGCGGTCCTTATGTGGGAGGGGGAATGATAGAACCGTATTCTTGGCCATTTAAAATTGATCCAGATTGTGGACTAACAGCGAGAGGACTGGCAAAAGTGAATACAAAAAATGAACTGAATCAACACTATGCCATGAGAAAAGAGATCGAAAATCTTTTTGATGTTGCTACAAAAAAACCAGATAACTGGGATGATTTAGTGCTTCAAAGCGCAAAGAATATTCGAGCAATATGTAATGTAGTCAATGCGCAGAAAGCAAAATGCAACTGCGGGTCAAAGCGCATTCCCATGATATCAGCACCGATTAAGGATATGTATTGCCCCGACTGTGGATTGCGCAGGTGATGATAAATGAACATCATAATCGAATTCACATCAAACGAATTTGAAGCACTGCCGTCTTACGATTCCTGGTATGACCGACAAGACCACAAAAGCAAGCGACATTATATTGTGTCCTGGCTGTGGTTTTTGATTGAGATCGTAATATGAAATATAAGCATATCAAACATCAAAAACCAAGTTCTCCGTCTATCGGGCGATGGATTAAACATTATGTAGCTCTGCGCACATGCCGCGACATTATGCGTCGTGCGGAACAAGAGCGAATCGAATTGGCGGAGTGGGAAGCGCAACGCGGGATCCAATATGAAGTCCCTGTGGAAAAAGTTTGATGAGCGCATGGGCCACAGAACATATGGCTTCCAGATCGACATTCTGGGGCTTCCTAAAAAATGGGCTCAGATGTGGTCTTATCGGCGGAAGAAGAAAAAGGAGCTGGACGCTAAAATAAAGGCAGCGAAACGAGCCGATGCTGAGTTTGCTCGATGGTTTGTAAAAACCGCTGAAAACCGCAAAATGAGTAAAAAAGAAACAGTGGAACGTTTGAAAAAGGAACTTAAAAAAAGAAAGGAGGGGAAACAGTGAATGCATTGCTTTGGATAGGAATTGTCGGGGCCGTGATGAAGGCTTTGAAGGAGCTTATGGTAATTGCAGAGAAAGCTTTTGATGGAATCCCTGACAGCGGGGAACAGAAGAAGCAAATGGTCATGGATGCTATCCATGCTCTGGTTGATGGGATTGATGATTTCGTATTGACCCCTGAAATCTGGGCAAGGATTGAGGCAATTTTTAACCCGATTATTGATCTGTTTTGTACGTTCTTTTTTCCGCATAAAAAATAAACCATTTAATCATGGGAATTAAGTAACCATAAATATTAAATTCTCTAAACATTTGGAAGGAGATTGACTGTTATGGCAGTAAGTGTTCAGCAAGCGGCTTCTGCTTTTGGGGTTAAAAAGACGGAACAGAATCTGTTTATTCCTTCAAAGGTGGCGGCATGGAAGAAGGCAGGCTTGTTGACTCGGCAGCAACAAGCTAAGTCGGCATTTCACAAATTCATCACATTAACCACGAAGGGAGTTGCGTAATGATTATACTTCCTCCGGGCGGATACCAGATCAACAGTAACCCTCCTCCTTATCCCACTAGGGTTCATTGGACACATTTATGTAGATGGATCAGTATATTGGGATAACACTTGTAGTGTCATTTGTGATGATGGTTCTAGCGGATGGGTTGTAGCAGATTGGGACCCAACCACACATCTTTACACAATTAGTAACGTGCCTTCTGGAACAAGAACTCTGAAGTTTTTCTGGGACGGCTATCTTGTCGAGACCAAGTATGCAACGGCAGTGAGTGGACAGCATCCAGTGGTTCATTGGCAGTATTGGAACTTAGAGACTGCTGAAATTTATTGATATATTTCTCGCTGAATATATTAAAGTAAGTCAGCTAGAAATAATTTTTATTTGGAGGAATTATCATGGTTCCCTGGTATAAGCAGAAAACAACATGGACGGCGATTGGCGGCATGATTGCAGCATTTGGGGGATATCTCACTGGAGAAATTTCTCTCATTGTAATGATAGGGACCGCTTTTGGAGGATTAGCCACAATTTTTGGAAGGCAGGGAATAGAAAAGTCAAAATATAACCCAGGCAAAGGAGAGCCTTTGAATTAGTTTTATAATTCATATTTTCATATTGTATTAATCTTTTTCCAGAGAGGAGCCTGATGAAAAAGAATAACTTAAATGAGTTTTTGCTTGATAGAGCTAGAGATTTAGAAAACAATCCCAATTGTTCTAACCGAAACGCTTCCGATTGTATCCTTTCTTTAAAATTTGAAGACGGACATATCCATCATCTACTCTCTTCAGACGAAAATAGTAAAAAAGAAATTATAGAGAGTCTTTTGTCACAAGAAGGCATTGGTGTTGAAAAACCAGTGAATTTTACTCCGAGACCCATTATATTTAGGAATAGACAGGCCATTGGAGACATTTTAATGATGACCTGTTCTATTAGGGATTTTCACAAGACATTCCCAGATTGTCCAATTAATGTTGCTACAACGGCAATGCATATCTGGGATAATAATCCGAACATAAATTCCTCATTAACTTCCAATAATGCAGAAGTAGTAGAAATTGGCCCTGGATATTTAACAAATGCCAGCAATCGAGATGATCGACACTTTGCAAATGCTTATCGAATAAGCATAGAAGAGAAGCTTGGGGTTTCAATTCCTCAAGGTCCTATTAAGCCAGACATATGGATGACCGAAGAAGAAGTTTCAACTCCAATTATTGAACCTCCCTATTGGATAATTGTAGCGGGTGAAAAGGGAGATTGGACAGCAAAGACATACCCTTTTGATCGGTGGCAAACAATAGTCAAAGAGCTTTCTCATATTAAATTTGTTCAAATTGGAGCAAAAGAACATAAGCATCCTAATTTAGAAGGGGATAATGTAATAAATTTAATTGGAAAAACCCAAGATAAAAATACCGGAATAAGAGATCTATTCAGGCTTTTTTATTTTGCAGAAGGATCAATGGGGCTTGTTAGTTTTCAAATGCATCTTGCAGCAGCATTTAATATGCCTTGCATTGTTATCGCAGGGGCGAGAGAACCCGCTAGATTTACTAGGTATCCAGGACATCAGTATTTATGTACAGACGGATGTCTTCCTTGTTCTTCAATTTCTGCTTGTTGGCATTGTGATCTTGAAAAAACCTGTCCTTCCATAGTTGATGGACCAACAGGGCAGAGATATCCAAAGTGTGTTGACATCATAACCGTTGAAGATGTACTAAGGGCATTTAACCAATTTTATGATGGCGGAAGACTCAGTCTGTCCGAACCTAGAAAACCATCTAATCCAAATAGAATTGTTAAGGCAAAAAAAGA